GAATCCAGCTATACAAAAAGGATTAGGCAGAGTTAGAAATATTGCATCTGGTAATCAATTGCCTACACCAGCAACAGCAAATATAGCAGGAGCACAAGCATATCAACCTGCAGGGATGGGATCAAATACATTATTAGATCCATCTAGAGCTATACAAGCTCCTATGCAAGGGCCTATGCCTGCACCTTCTATTTCATTGCCGACTCCAGCAGTATCAACAACTCCTACAATGAGTATACCTACACCTGCTATGAATACAGCTATGGGTAGTACAACTGCAGTAGCACAACCTAATAACTTTTTAAACATGGTATATGGGCCACCTAGACCACCTTCACCATCTAATTATGTGTCAGATATTTTTAACAGTATGATAGGAGTTCAATAAAATGCATAGACCAGATCATATTGTAGATACAAGTAATCTTGAACGAACCATGCTAAGTGGTGGATCTGCAGAATCTTTGTATCAAGATCAACAACAAACTAATTTTAACCCAACAAACCCAAATCCTTATCAATACAATTGGGATCAAAATACTATTAATCCTTATATCCAACAAGGAAGTCCAATTAATAATCCAGCAGGGCAAAATCAAATACAATTTTTAAGCGAGCAAGGTATTAATGTAACAGATTTAGATGAATCTAGTTTAGCATTTTTACCTAGTATGGATAGGTTGAATACTGCTTACGATAGAATGAATACTCAAGTAGGCATGGCAAGAACTGGTCTTGGTTTTGATATGAGTGCTCAACAATTATCAGGACAACAAAATTTATTAAATATGACTGGTGGTCAAGGTTTAGCTAGTGTTCAAGGAATAGGTGGAGCTAGTGCAAACAGGATGATGAGTGGTTTACGTGCTGCAGGTAATCAATACAGAACAGGTTTGAATCAATCTATGGCAGGTTTTCAATCGGATATATTGGGTATGCAGTATGATTATCAAGATGCTGAAACAGATTATCAAGATGCATTAACAACAGCATTAGGAAATATTATGGCATCTGGTGAAGACGAGTTTAATGTATCGTATACTGGAAATACAGCAGGTACAAATGCAGTTCCTATTGGTTATATAGATGGTGGATCAGTAGGAGGAGCAAGTAGTTGGGGAACTGGGCAAGATTATGGTGGTAGTTAATGATTTGGCAATACGGTAATTATACATTTAATTGCAATTTTCAACGACCTACAATTTTTAGTTTTAAAAATTGGTTAAAAGAGTATTTAAAATTAGAGAATGTTAATAAATACGATACATGGTTAGCTAGTGGTTTTGCACAGGGTTGGAATACATTGGATATAGATATAGTTTTAACAAATAATCCTAAATACAAAGAGTTACAAACTTTAATGATAGATGCTATTAAGCTAGGTATAAAACACAATGTATTTATTGATATTTGTCATTGGGATCAAAAGCCAATAGATTATACAAAAACCAAAAAGAAAGTTTCAATTTTAAAAACTGTAGTAGGTAATAAAATTGTACAAGATGGAAGATTAATTACAGATTGGAGAAAATCTAAAAAAATATATCCCAATCTTTATTCTTTTAACAAGATATATCCAACAAATAAGCAAATGAAAAAAGATTATAAATATAAACCAATTTTACTTAATTAGGAGTTTATTATGGCAGTAGATCCAGCAATGGTAGGTTTTCAAGTTGTTGATAACTTACAAAACACATTACTAAACTACGTAATGCAGAACAGAAGAATGCAGTCTCAAGAAAGACAGTTTAATACTCAAATGAACATGGAGCAAAATCGTCTAAATGAAATGGCTAGACAAGCTAATATTCGAGAAGGACGTTTGGATAGGCAAGAGCAACGTATTATAGACAGAGATAAAGCTGGAGCAGATACATTTCGTGAGTTTTTTAATGTAGAAAAAACCAAACGTGAAGCAGATAAGTATAAACGTGATCGTCTTGAGTTTATTACAAAGCAAAAAAAAGATCCAATGCGTACAGATTTATTAAATATTGGTGGTTATACTCCATATGGAGATCCTTTAGGAATTACTGGTGGCAAAAAAGAATATGAAAGACGTGTTGAAGATTTACTAACAAAAGAGTTTGAAGGTAGAAGAGGTAAGATGCCAGAAGTATCTGTTCCTACGTTGCCTGATTATGGTTTTGTTCCTCAATATGCACCTGAATTGTTATCTCTATACAGACAAAACAATCCAAATAATATTTTGAATCAAGCACAATTAAATCAACTATTACAGAGGTTGGGAGGATAGAATGGATCCATATCAAATAGTACAATTAATAGAACAGTATAACGAGAATCCAGATAGGTATACCGATGAAGAAGCAGAGTTTATAGCTCAACTTGCTCAAGGTATGAATACTAGGTTTGAAAGAGAAAGCAAACCGATACAAAAAGGATTATTTGATTTAGTAGATACGGCTGCATTTGGTTTGATACCAGATAAGTTTCGTCCTACTACTAGAGGTGAAACTGTATTTGGAGATACAGGAGAAGAAGAACTAGCTAGTCTTCTTGGCTTAGTAGGAGGTGGAGTAGCTGGTGGTGTTGGTTTAGTCAAAGGTGGCAGAGGCCTTATAAATCGTTTTAAGCGTGGCAAAAAAAGTAGTGGTGGAAATTCAATGACTAATTATGGTGGAGCTGATGTAGATGCTGATAATTTTACTCAATTTTATTATGACAATGCCATAAGACCTGATATGAATAGAAGAAATAATTTACTTCAATTAACATCTGGCGATTTACCTTTTTAAATAAATGGCATCACAATACGAAGCGTATAAAGTACGTGAGCTAGTTACTGCGTATAGATCCAATCCTACTATGTTTACAGATGATCAATTGGATCAACTGGAAGAACTAGCATACAATAATAACATAGACTTTAAAAGAATTAACAGCGACTTTAATCTAAGTAGAGCTGTACGTAATGCATTTGCTGGAGCTGTAGAAGGGTTTACTACTTTTGATTTAATTCCTGAAACACCTCGTAATACAGGTGAAGCTATTTTTAGACAGATCGGTCATCTAGTTGGATTTGCCCCAGGAATTGCAAAAGCACCTATCTTAGCAGCTTCTAAGGTAGCAAGACGAATTACAGGAGATACAACTCGCAATCGTTTTACTCAAGCTGCACTAGATCACATTGATATATTAGCTACAAAATCTATACCCATGCAGTTTAGTAGAGCAGGACAATACGGCTTGGGTAGAGTCTTACAAAAAACAGGCTTAGAATCTGCAGGTTTTTTACAAAGGGGAACTGTAGGTAGGCAAATAGCAGATGAGGCCGTAGGACTAGGATATGCGAGTGCTATTAGCAATATATGGAAAGGTGAAGATGCAGTCATGGATGGCTTTATTGGTGGAGCGATTGCAGGTGGAGCTTTTGGTGGTATTGGTAATTTTGTTAGTCTAGGTAATTTATATAAAGGTACACCTCAACAAGTAGAAAGAGCCAATCAAATTTTACGTGCAGGAGTAGGTTCTTTGGTTACTGGACTTCCCAGTACATTAGCAGATGAGCCTACAGAAATGCAGTTATACAACTATTTATTGGGTGGCTTTTTTGGATACAAAACAAGACCTGCAGTAGATAGAGAAGCATCTACATGGTATAATAAAGATCGTAATCCTGCAGAAAATTTTAGACCAGAGGAATCAAAAGATTGGAATAGTATGAGCAAAGAAGCTCAAGACTATATTCGATATGAGCATCCTATGGGATATGAGTCTAGCAACAACCAAGCTGGTGGTAGTGCTGGATTAGCTTTTAAGTATTTAAATAGAAAAGCACAAGAAGCTGGACAGAACATAAACTGGCGAGATAGAGCTATACAGTTTTTTAATCAGAGCAATAGAGACTACACAGAAAGAGATATACTAGATTATTATCGTCAAAAAGCGATGCAACAATATAATCGTAATCGTAAAGTATTGGACGATGCTGTTGTGTTTAGAAACAACGTATACAATAGTGAACAGCTAGACAAAATGGATGTAGCTGAACGTGATCGTATTCGCTTAAAGAACACTTCTAAAAAGCTTTTTAAACAATCCGATAAGTTTCCTACAGACATAGATGTTACGGTTGCTATTGATAACCTTGCTAAAGGATCAAATGGCAATAAAGAACAATTTATGTTAAACATACAAGATACCTTTGGTAAAAAAGCAATTACTCAAAAGATAGACAGAGAATTGCGTTCATGGTTTGATGACAAGTTAAACATTATGCAACCAATAGATTTGCCATTTTTAGATGTAAATAGTGGTACAGGTAGAATAGATATTGTAGAAAATAAACGTATTCAAGATGTAACGATACGAGAGAAAGCTCCTATACTACCTATTCAAAAGTTAGCACCTGAAGCTGATATACGTTATTTGACTCATGTTGTATTAGACAATCAAACACCTGTTAAATTATTGCAACAAAAGTTAAACAGAGATAACGAAATAGAATATGCTGTAGGGCAAGATGATTTATTGCTACTTAAAAATGTTTTAGCAGAAAACAATAGATACATTTTTAGTCCTAACAAAGATAAAGTTAGTGGATTTACTAGCAATTTTAGAGATGATAATTATACTTTAGATGACATATTTAATATTTTTACTCGTAGTGGATTATCGTTAGAAGAAATACAGCAGAAATATCAAGATGCTTTAGAATTGCAGTATGATATGGTAGGTAGCAGATCGGATGCTGTAGCAAATTTATTTCAACGTGAGTATATATCCAATGTAGTTACAGAGTCTCAATTAGAAGGTATACCTGTAGAAGAAAGCTATCGTTTTTTACAAGAAGATTCTCCATATTTAAAGAACGTAATTGATTTTAATAAACGTATGCAGTTACCTACTGCACGTTTTAACTACATGGAACCAGCTAGTTTTAAAGATGTAGCTGGAACTAATAATGGAGAAACTTACAATATTATATTATCTCCTGATTTAGATCTAGCTAATCAAGATGGTCATTCTGCAATTAGAAACGATCATTTTGATGCTAGGGTAACATCTAAAGGATTGGATAAAAAATTAACAGGAATGGATAAACCTGTTGTATTTACAAGAACAGATTTAGGAGCATTTGCTCAAAAGACAAGTGGTCAAACTGCAGCAGAACCATTGGATAAATTTATGAGAGATAACAATATACATGAAGTAGTTTGGTTATCTTCTGCAAAACGAAAAGGTAATTTGCCTATTACAGAATTAACTTATGGCAAAGATGGTAAATGGAGTAGTGAAAACATACAGCCTATTACTTTACCTACGAATGCATTGCAAATTAGTACAGGTACACGAGAAAACAATCCAAAAGATATTTTTGGTACAGATGTGGTTCTTCAGTTTTATAACCAGATGAACAATATACAAGGAACTGGATTTGCAAAAGTGTACTTTGAAAATGTATTACGTCCTTCTTTACAGGGAACTAAAGAAGCACAGGAACTAGTAGAAAGTTTTAATAAAAATGAAGATGTAGATGCATTTGTTAAAGAGTTTAATGAAAAGAAACTTACTCTTAACAAACTTCCATTAGATTTTTTAAAAAATAAGCTAAAAATGAATCCGCATGAGCCTGTATCTATTTTCTTATCTGATAAGTTAATGAATGCTGAAACTAAGTTTGAAAATGATGAACCTATGAATGAAGACATAGAGTTTGATAGCGATTTTTCTTTTAATGATTATCATTCAGAAAATGAAATGTTAGCTCAAGCATTAGGTGGTAGTAATATAGCTAAACACACTATGAGTTTTAACAGACGTAATTATCACAATGCATTACGTAAATTTTTTACAAAAAGAATTACAAACCCTACTATACCTACTGGTGCAAAATCTATTTTACGAGGGTATTATGCACCAGAGATTACCCAGTATATAGAGTTTGATCCGTTAAAAAAAGGAAATAGGGATATAGAATATGGTGAAATCTACCTTGATAATGCTCAAAGACAGATGCCTGTGGTTTTTAGGGACAAGCAACTCTCCCTTGGCGAACTTTGGAGTCAGTATACTAGGGCCGTCTCCAAAGGACTTTCCAAAGAGGATCGTAAAGCTTATGACGATGCACTTACCTTTCTTATTATTCGTACTCCTGCTGATTCCGTTAGTGGAACACGTGCTGTACGTTTTCGAGGCTGGTCAAATCAAAGAGGTGGAGGAGCGTTATTACATGCCAAAGATAAACAATACCTCGGAGGTGCAGACCACGACATTGATAGTATAAAAATATTTCAAGGACTAGGCCCAGAGTTAACAGAATTTTATAGAAAGAATAAAGATGAAAGAGTTAGATGGGATACAGATCCTGATTATGTTAATAGTTTAAATGATTTATTTGTAGATAAAAATATTCCTACAAAACTAAAAGAAGGTTTTGAAGATAAGTTTAATATCTTTTCTCCTTCTTATCGTTTATTAACAGGTATGCGATCTAGTACAGGTAAAGATGGCTTGGGTAGAGGATTAACGGCTGGACAGCATTTAATGTCTATGTATGATTTTGTTAATTCTAAAAGTGGCACTTTTAAAATAGACAAGCAAAGAAAATCAGATGGAAAACCATATACGGTAACTCTTCAAACAAAAAGCAAAGAAGATTTTTTAGAGTTTTTAGACAGAAAAGTAATGGTGGTAAATAAAGCAGCAGATGCTAGTAAAGATCCAACTATTATACCGTATAACCTTCAACCTAATTTGTTACTAGATAAAATATTTAGTATTAAAATAAACGGCAAACCTGTTGAAGCTAATTACAATCAGTTTACACGATATATTGCTGGGACAAAATTAGAAGCAATTAAAAATACCGTACGATTAAGTAAGCCAAAGCAACAAAGTGCTGATGGCAAAACAGCTAAAGATTATTTTGAATATATAAAAGATTTAAATGCTGTAAGAGCTACACTAGAAAATGAAGGATTGGATTTAATTCATCCTGCTATTAATCGAGAGTTACAGAGAACGTTTCGAGATGGAATTGATTATAGTAGGATTAATACTGTACAAGAGCGATTGTTTAGAGAGCTTAAAAGAAGCTATGAGCTTGAGCGATCAGGTAAGCTGAAAATTAGAGAAAATAAAAAGAAGGCAGAAGAATACCTGTCTAAACATTTTGACATTATAACGGATGAGTTAAGTTTTAGAAATGTAAATACACATAGAGTGGCAATGGAAAACGATCCGAATGAAGGCTATGATATGTTTGGCAAAGACATGGGACAGTATGCTACTATGGAATTGTTAACCAAACAATTTGTAGATATACAAAATGCTTTTTATGATAAAGGTAAAGTTGTAAATGTAGTAGATGACGTGTTTCCTAAAATAAAAGAAGAAGCATTTCAGATTAAAGATTATGTACAAGAAATCTTTAAGAATCCTGAAAGAGATAATACTATGAATTTAGATCTAGATGGTAAGATACGATCTATGATGGAACGATTGCAGGATTTAGAAAGAGATAGTGGCATTCAAAATGGCTTATTGCAAGATTATTTTTCTTATTGGTTGTTAAGTCCAATACGAAGAAATCCTACACCGAATAAACCAGCTAAGCCACAATATTATAAGATGCTACATTCTTCTAGAGCAATCCCTATGCGTGCTAAAAAAGATTTCTATCAGCAAATGGATGCTATTTTTAATAGAACATTAGAGGCAGATAAAGGCATTATAGAATTGCAAAAACCTAGAAAGTTAGAAGAAACTATTATAGGTAGTAATGCAAAAGTATTTGATACGTTAGATACATTGGTTTCTAAAAATGCTTTAGAAAACATAGCATTTACAGACAAAGATTTAGTTGAAGTGCAAAAGTTACAAGAAACCATTAAGACAAATCCAGCAGGTGTTGACTTTAACAATTGGTTTATAAACTACACCAATAGCAAAGGTCAAGCTAGAGATATAACTACCATGACTATGGATGACGTTAAAGAAGTTAATAAGTATCTTAAAGAACTCGATACGGTAGAAGGATTACCTGTATATCTTAAAGATTGGCATACGTCACCAATGACATTAGAAAGAAAATTACAAAAGATGAATTTTCTAACCAGAGGTATTAAAGCACGAAAAGCTGTTTTAACAAGCAAGGGTATGGTAGATAGAGAATTTGTTAAGATAATGAGCCCTATAGAATCTATTCGATTGGCTGTAAATGATATGGAACGCAATATTAATATCTATGATAGAAAAGCATTGTTAATGCGTAAAGATTTAGAGCGATCATTAGCTAATATATCTAGTGTACCCAATGTACGTGGTACATATATAAAAGAATTAATAGAATATAGAGAAGGTAGAAAGACTTTAGAGCAACTAGATAAGTCTATTGATCAAAAGAAATTTCTACAATTAAATGATAGTGCTACAAAGTTTTTTAAAGACATGTGGCAATTTGTTGCTGTAAAAGATAAAACAGGAAATGATTTTGAATGGAGTAAGATTGATAAGGATAAGCAATACGGCAGGATTAATAACTATATTAAGTATGATAAAAATGGAAAGTTTGATTTAAAGCATTTTGAGAATACAGTTATGAATGCAAAACCAACGGATGCTATTATTAAAACAGTAGGGATAGATGGTTTAATGCGATATAACTACGAGTATCGACTAGAAAAGCTAATTCAAAGCAAGAATCCTAAGAACCCTAAACTATTTAGAGAGCAGCAAAGAGCAAACAAACCATTTTATCCTAGACGAAAACGTAATTTTGACACGTATATACACCACAGCATACGTAAAGTAAATGAAAAAACTTTATTGGAACAAGCTGAATGGTTAAATAGACAGGCAGAAAAAGGCAATCTAAATAGACTGTCTAGAGATCTTGCTATGAACAATCCATTTTTTGATATTAATAGCAGAATTACAATTGGTACAGACTATGAAGTTGCCTTTGAACAATCTAGAGGATCGTATGCCTCTCCATTAAAAAAGCGTGGTGAAGATTCTGTTCCTTTTAAAAAAGATGAAGGCTTATTTAAAGATTATCAAGATGCTATTATTAGAGGCTATTTTAGAAACTTAACTAAGTTTAAAGCACAAGGTGACATAGATGCTTTTTTAGATAATATGCAGAATTATAAACCAGCACCTAATGAAGCAAAGAAATTTAAAGACCTATATAAAGGTGTAAGCCTTACAGAAATACCTGACAATCAGAGATACAATAATTATGTAGATGTATGGGCAGATTTTATACGTACATATGCAGAAACATCTATGGGATACCAAACAACATTTTCTACAAAGCAAAAAACTCCACAAGGAAGAAAGTTATTGCATTTAAATAAGTACAACATGTTTTATGTAACGTCAGATGAAGTAGGTGCAAATCAATTAGAAAAGATTTATAAGAGTAGATTTGGTGGTAAAGACACGATTCCCTTTATTAATAAAAAGTTAATACCACAAGACCCACAAGCTAGACAGATGTTTTATTACAACTTAATACGTAATTGGGGAGCTATGGAAGCTAAGTATCAGTTAATGTCTTTGTTGTTTAATACTGGTTCGTTTGTAAATAATGTATTTGGTGGCACTACACAAACGGCAGCATATGCAGGTTTAGAAAACTTAAAAGATGCTGGTAACATGAAAGTTGTAAACGACTTATTGCTTACCGATCAATATGGAGTTAGTAAAGTCTTTTTAAATAATGGTAAACCTGTAAAGTCTTTTAAAGATATAAGTGAATGGCTAGAAGAAAATGGTTTTTATGATAACTATTTGCAGAATGAATTTGATTTTAATCCAGAATTAACTACACGATTAAAAGAATTAGGTCATAGCTTTAAAGATTTTAACCGAGATATGTTAACGGCTTTAAAAAGTAAAAAGGGTAATCGTGATGAAAGCGTATCTGATGTACTAAATAAATATGGTGTATCAGATATAATGCTAAAGACTGGTGGATTTTTTATGCAAGAATCAGAACGCATTAATCGAAAGAAAGCTTTTCTTGCTGGAGCATTACAATATATTAAAGGTACAGGTAGGCTAGGTAAAGATTTAACATTGGCAGATGATCAAGTAATTGAACATGCTATGAATGCTATACGATATTCTCAATTCTTTTATCAGAATGCAGAAAGACCTTTGTTTATGTCTACATCAACAGGAAAAGTATTAAGTAGGTTTAAACTCTTCGCATTCAACAGCGTAAGGATACGTAAAGAATATTATAGACAAGCTAAAGAGTTAGGCATGAATCCTAACTCAAAAGAATTTAAACGACTCGAAAGACAGATTACTGCTGATTTATGGATGTATATGCTAGGTGCTGCTTTTATGTTTAGTTTATTTGATACTACGTTACCACCACCATATGATTGGATACAATCGTTAGCTGATTATACTTTTGGTACAAAAAAACAAAAAGAGATGGCATACTTTAATGATCCATTAGGGCCATTAAGTATATTAAAACCACCTATTGCCAGAATACCTGAAGCTGCAGGTGAACTGTTAACAGGGAACTGGGACGAGTTTACAGATTATACTATGTATACCTTATTGCCATTTGGTAGAGGGATTAGGCAAGCTGTGCAATTATCAGATGATAGAGTAGGTAGAGGAATGGATCGTGCTCCAGAGATTCTTTTTAGAGTACCTTATAATCAATTTATAAATAGAGTAGAAAGAGCTAAGTCTAAAAAGAAACGTATGGATTATATAGAAGAACTATTAGAAAACTCATAATTTGTTATAAATTAGCATACCAATAACAAACTAATATTGCTTTAATTGCTTATGAATTTTACAGTTTTTCTTCTCACTAAATCGACGTTGACATCGTAGAGGTCGGCGGTTCGACTCCGTCATCGCCCACTGACGACAAAATAGTATTAGTTGTTATTTGGTTTTTTGATAACTAACCAATAACTAGCTAATTATGTCATCAATATATAAAAGTAAAGGTATTTACTACCTTAAAATCACATACAATTACAAGCGTATTGTACGATCTTTGCAAACCAAAGATAAACGTATTGCTAAACAACGTGCTAAAATATTAGAACCACAGTTGTTTGAAGAGTTAATTCATCCTAGTAATAAACAATTCTTACCTTTTAATGATCTAATTAAAAAGTATTTACAAGCAGATCATAATTGGAGTAAAGCATCTAGAGACACAACAATTCAGGTGTTAAAAAAATATAAGAAGGGAATACCGTTACCTGAGAATGAGGCAACAAGAATAGGAGTACAGGGAAGGCTAAATGCGGTGATAAATTGGGGTAAAAGGAACGGTTTTACTACAGATCTAAACAAGTATAAGCTTAAGAAAAAACCAGCTAGAAATCGAGTATTTACTGACATAGAATTAGTAAAAATATTTAAGCATACACGTGACCTAAACTTTAAAAGATTTGTACAATTTGCATATTATACAGGTGCTAGACGTGGTGAGCTTTGCAATATGAGACAAAAGCATATTTACACTAAGTATTTTAAAACATTTGGTAAAACAGGAGAGAGGCTTGTTCGTTTAAATACGCAAGCTAAAGACATTCTATACCAACAGGGTAAGCTATGGGAGTACGAAACTGATTATGTTACTCATCACTTTAAAAAAAATCTACGCAGGATAAGCATAGAAGACGGATGCTTCCATGATCTGCGTAGAACATTTGGTTTAAATTTAATTAAATCAGGTATGCCTATATATACGGTGTCTAAGCTTTTGGGACATAGCAGCATTTCTACTACAGAATGGAACTATGCCCCATTGCTTGTAACCGATATAGGAGATTTTAGTCTACCTGTTAATTCCAAATAAGCTCAAGCCATTTGAAAAGAAAATGTGTAATAAGTCCAAATCCAATTCCTACATAAAAGACAGATTTGCATAACACTTCTATATACCATAACCAATCAGGATAAAACATCATCGTCTAAACTCCTTTCGTATCCAATTAATCCAGAACCACCTATCTACAAATTTATCTATGACCAGATAAACAATTAAGATAGGGATCATTATATCATGCCTATGCTCTACAAGAGCTTGCCAATAGTATTCCCACATAGTAACTCCTACGTTATGTTAATAAATGGTTTTAAGTACCATTTAGATTGTAAAGATTTAAGTGTAGACTCTAGTAACTCAATGTGTTTTTTCTTCTTATTGTTTTCGTAACGTAATTTTCTAATCGTGCTGTCTCTTCTACTCATTTTAGTTACTATATCAAGTAATTCTTCATCCATTGCTTTCAGTTCTCTTTTGGTTTCTTTTACAGAAGACAAAGCTGTTTCTTGATATTCTTTATATTCATCAGATAGTTTGCTATATCTTTTTCTTAAGTCAATTAGTTCTTCTGAAGGCAATTTAGGAACACCATAATGATCAAATACATATTGGAATCCTTTTTTATACATAGGATGTTCCATGTTTTTTTCATGTTCAAAAGGATCTTTCATATATCCTCCTTATTTATAATGTTCTCTATCAGGATCCCATTCTTCATACAAATGATCAATAGGATATGTATCGCTTTCTATATTTTCATGCGAATAGTAATATTGTTTCATATAGTATTTAAGTTCTTCTCTAGCTTGGCCATTCCCTACAACATCATCAGCTATTTGAGTTAGCAACCTGTCAAGTGTTGTATGATATTTATGGTTATCTATATTTACTTCTTCAATTTTATTTGTTTGAGTTAAATCATGTTTTGTGTACATGTGTATCCTCCTTTTTATATGTTACATAATTTTCTACTTTCTATTTACTTTATAATCAATTTTAAACTGTAAACATTCTTGTTTACGCTCCACATTATCACTATGCGTTGATATGTTTGTTAAACTGTGTTGTATAACCTTAACCCCACCTTCAATATTCCAACTAAAAGAATATGCATTTTCTTCTTTGTGCTTACCCATCAACAAAAGTTCGACAAGATTATTCATTGTCATATCATATAAGTCACTTGTGCTTATTATAATTGTTTCTTTCATTATTTATCTTCCTTTTTATATGTTTGTTTCATTGCAAGAAAAAGCAAAAGGTAATTAATAATATCACTTACACGTCCTTCAATGCTTTCTGATGAATGTTCTTGCCCATCCTTGAAATAGCTTTGAAGACTAGATAAGTGTTTATTTAAGTATACAGATAGAACTTGCATAGGCTCTAAGCCAAGCTTATTACCTATGCTTTCAAAGTTCCATAATACGTTCGTGTTTTGATTTCCTTCTGTATACTCGATTCTCTTTTCATCTGATAGTTTTAAAGTATCATGTAAGAAGTGATCTCTGAACTGTTCGTATTCTTTAGCTGTCATTATAATACTCCTTGAAGTTCATTAAGTTGAGCAACAAGTTCTTCTGGATCAGTAAAACTAATTTGATTTATTTCATCATTGCCTATTCCCAAACCTTGTTTTTCCCACTCTTTTACTTTCTTTTCTAGTTCTTCTTTATCTACGCTCCATGTAGTATATCTAAAGCTTCCTTCATAGTAGACAAGTTGATAAATGTTATCCATTTGCTAATTCCTTTTCTGTTGGGTATCCTAAAGTTCCTTTACGTACTAATTCAAAATCGAAAGTATCCCAAAAATCATCTGGCATATTATCTTTTGGTACATCATCTAAAAAATTATCTTCTGCCCACCATTTTGGTCTATTTAATACTGCATTAGCAGGTATGTCTTCACATCTATCCCACAAGTCTTGGACATCTATTTTATATTTTCCATAAGTACTTAACTGCTCCCATATTTCATATCCCCAAGTTCGTTTATCTTCAGTTCCAAAGAACCAATCCACAAATTTCTGTTCATCTACATATAGTGTTTTCATTACATTTGCTCCATTTGATTTTCATTAAGTGCATTGCATATGACTTGTGCATGTTTCATTACAGTAGCTATTGTTTTGTCACTTGTGCCTTCATAGCATTCTCCAATAAAATAACTCCAAGTATCATTGGATACCCATACTTCACATCCACCTTTACGTGTGGTTACTGAATAGGGTGTTGTATCTACATGTATTTCACATGTTCTTTTTCCATTTTTTTGTTTTTGTACAAGTTTCATAATTATTTCTTTCCTTCATTTTGTCTTAATTCAGCAATATGTTCTAATATTCTTGCCATTGCTTCTAAGCCACCATTATAATGTGCTTTAGAATGACTATCTACAACCCATTCATCGTCATCTCTTATATCTTTGATAATATTCATTAGCTTATCTAATCCAACTGAGTCTTCAAGAGTTTGTTCTTTCATGATTATTCCTCTTTTATATTTTCGATTCGTTTTACTTCATCATATATTTCATCACTATTTAATGTTCTAGGATCGTTTGCTTTCCATTCTGCATAGATTTGATCTTCAGCATCTTTGTATTTGTTGGTATCGACTTGAATACCTAATACAGGGCCAAAACTCATATCTGCCGTATTGCAGAAAAATCCTATTTGATACAATCCTTCGTATTCAGGATCGTCATAACTAATTTCTTTTTGCCATAGCTCCCATGCCATAGTATTTCTCCTTTTAAACATCGGTAGGGAAGGTCGAGGCGGTATGCTTGTATACTAGCCCTCTACACTCTACTGTCCCCTACGTCCGTTTACTTAAGTTTTATTCACATCTATTACATACTTTAACTTGTTTTCCATAAGTAGGAAAATTCTCATAGTACAAATAGATTTTCTTATTTGCTTCTCTATTTGATTTTACTTTTGATTTTTCATTATCTATTTCATAGCAACGATCACAATCAGGGCAATATTTAATAGCAACATCTGCTCTACGTGCATCATATAAATTCTGATTTCTTTGTTGTCTATCAATAATCTTTTCCCCAGACAGCCATTTTTCTAGCATGATCTATTTCCTTTTGCATATCGTGAATTAAGTCTTTTAGTTCTTGCAGCATTACCCAGATTTGAGAATTAGGGTCAACAGAGGGATGTTTTGCTAATTTGTTAATTATTTTGTAACATTCTTGTGCATGCATTGTAACTCCTACGTTATTAAAGTATGCTTAAAAGGGGAACATGGTTTTAGCCAAAACCAAAATATGCTCCCCTTTTTTATTTCCCATTGTCTCCTAAACGCCAACCTAGAAAACAACGTACATTTGCCATTCTTTTTGTATGCTTTCCATAGAAACACAAACTATCAACTATTTTGTTTATGTTCTTTGAGTCAACCATTGACAAAAAGAAGTCACCTAGCTCATATCTTTTTTTGATAATCATCGCTAGACTATTACCCACTTATTATTTTAAATAAGTCAAGTAAATCTTTGTATCGTATTGTCACTAATGCTTCTTTACGATCTTCTTTAAGAATCTGTCCATATACATGCTCACATGGTTTTAAGTAATCAGCTATACTTTTACGACCTTTAACTTGAAACTTATACCCTAGGTTTTCTGCTGGGCCTGTTAAGTTAATTGTCATGTCTACTTCTTCATGCCAGCCTAGTGATCTGCCATCAGATCCCCAAGCACGTTTAGATTTAAAGCCATAGCCTTTTGCTAGATTGACACATTCTCGTTCAATTCTATTGCCTTTTTGTTTGGGTGCTTTGCCACTCATATAAAACATCTCCTTGCTTCCATATAGGTAACAGTTTGTCCACCAATGTAATCTCCACTAAATCCATTTGTATTTTCTAAAGTTAATTCAGCATTTTTACCATTGCCTTTAATATGAATTACTTTACCGCATTGTTCTATGTCAGCTTTAAATTCTACCCAATCACCAATGTGAATAGTTTCATTGTTTCTTGTTTTTGCTGTTTTCATTCTTTTTCCTCAAGATTAGGTGCTGCTTTTTTCTTATTTGCTTCTATTTCTGCATAAGTAGGTTGCCCTAATAATCTCCAGATTCCATCTAAATAATGTTTGCCACTACTGCTCATTCTTTGACGATCACAGTTTTCAAGATCAGTTAATAACATAATTAACTCTTGAGTCATTTGTGACTGAATGTTTGCTTTGGGTTTTTTCATAATATCCACCTTTTTTCTATGTTAAATCCTATAAATAGTCTTAGTGGTAGTAGCTCAAAATAAATAGCTACTGCTCCACTCATGGTATCACTTAGTGTAACTGCAACACTAAATGCATTGAGTATCACTAGTTTATACTGCCTAGTGGGATACTCTTTACTCTTCTTCAGATAAAAGAGCTTCATTGTTGCTACGTCTAGTATGCGTAAGACTGTCATATATTTCTTCCTGTTTCTTAAAAATCATTGTCGTTGTTTCTTTTATATCATGGTCATGTACATATACATATGCACCATTTCCCTCAATCTTTTGTACTTCATTATCTTTGATATGTATTTCTACTACTGGCATAAAGCCTCCTTTAGTATGTGTAGACAAAGGGCACAAATAAAGGAATCTGTGCCCATGTCTTATGATCTTTTATCAAATGTGAATGTCTCATAATTAAACTTAAGTGCAAGTTCAAACATAGATTCATCCCTTGCTTTTAAAGAGCGTACGGTGCGTTTCTTTTTAGATGCGTCACCATCTACACTTTCAAATGCAATGTATTGATCTGACTTTTGTTCTATTGCAGAATTACCTTTACCGCTATGTACATCTAATTTCTGTCCTTCACTTAATCGAGTAGAGGAATACTTAGAAATATGATGTATTGCTATAACAATAACGTCTTCTTTCATTGCCATATCTTTTAAAGCGTTAGCAATTACTTCTTGTCTTGCTAGATCATCTTTACCTGCATATTTAGCAGGAATACGATCTATAGTATCTATTACAATAACTTTGCATTCGCTATTTGCAACAAAACTAGGTAACTCCTGTATGTCAGGGGAACGTGGAACAAGTTGTATATGCTTGATAGATTCTTCTGCTTCCATCATCATTTCCATGTTTTTGGATGTTAAACCAATTTCTATTTGTTGCTTTGTCATACCGAGTGCTGCCTGCATAAATCGTCTAGACATAGTTTGTTCATCTACCTCTAAAGATAGAAACAAACATTTTAGACTTTTAATGCGAGTAATGATATATTGTATTAAAGCAGTTTTACCTAGTCCAGTATCTCCAATTAAGGTAATCAACTGTCCTGTGGTAAATAGATGTGGTTTTTTCATAAAAGGAAAGATGTTTTGCATATCAAAAGATCTATCTGTGTAATCTGTTTGATAAAACTCAGCAAGATTTTCTATCATACTTTTTGCAGATAGAATTTCAGCAGTTTCATCTAGATCCTTATATCTATATAAGGTACACTTACTATCACAATATGGAACCAAATCAGGATGATTGCATCCAAAGTTGTAGTCATTTTTAATAGCATCTGTTACGATTCTATTGACTTCATCCATTGGAAGTGGATTTTCCATTTGTTCTACATAGGTTCTTGCTAATGCAAGTACTGCAGGTTTAGGATGTCCTAATTTCTTATGCCATATTGCTGCTAGTGCCAATAAATGCCTATGACGTTTTTTATCTACATGTCCAGCATTGTATATATGCTGTGCACAAGAAATAAATCGTGTGGCCTTCTTGGATGTATTCTCATAGACTTTTCGTACTTCGACTATATTCTTGCGACTCATGTCCATTGGTTCTAAATGCAACAATTCTTCATGTACAATCGGAGTTGCTTTATCTTGTACAGGTTTTCTAGCATAGTCTTTAATAGACTCATAACTCATGCTATCCAAATCCTGTACACCAATAGGTACTTTGTATCGTTTAGATTTAAAATTATAACTAAATCCACTACGAATTAGCCTTCGAGGGTCATAGATCAAGTCAATATCTGCACCAAAGTCTCTAGCCATTGTTGACCTGACTTGAGCAGATAGTTTTTTACTGGTTTGTTCTTTAAAACCGTATACATTTGCTAAATGGATATGAAATCCTGTACCAGAAAACCATATATTATAGTGTTCTGGTCTAATGTTTAAGCTATGTATGGTTTCAACAACCTTTTTGACTTGTTCTATGGTTTTTTCTCCGTTTATTTGATCTGATAACGGTGATTTGTGATAGTCAATATCAATAACAAGTTTGTCAACTGCTTGCAGGCCATCAAAACCAATTACCGTTTTATTTGTTTCCAAATACGGTACAATGTCTTCATGGTATAAGAACATACTACGGTAGATTTCTTTACCTGTGTTCATACCTACAAGCGTGTTGAACTCTTGGACTTCTATGACTTGATTACGATTACTGACACTTCCAAGTGCGTATTCTACATAGTACATCGCAATCCTTGTCTTTACAGTTCTATGTTATTCAATTGTAATTCAGGAGTAGGAGGTGCTGAGTTAACAACATTACTATTCGTTGAATTACTATTGTTTTCTGAATTGCTATTGTAGTTTTTGATATAACCACCATTGACAGCATTCATAACCATAGATTTTAATGTACCTGATGGTGCACCTGCTTGAGCAACTCTATCAAATGTATTCCAATATGGATTTCCATTTTCTTTCATTTTTGTAACAGGGTAGGAGCACATCATTACTTGTCTTCCTACTGCATCACGTTGTACTTCTTCTGGTACAGAAAAGTCTGCATTAAGCTTGATATCTTTTTTGTTTAACGCAGATTCAAAGAACTCAGCAATTTTAAATGCTGATCCCCATGATTTGCGATCACTTACATCAAACTCACGTTTAAATGAACCCAGTATGGTAATCTCTTCATCCCAGTCATGTTTGACTTTTGCTGTAAGAAATATATCTGGAGTAAACTTTAAATATGGTTTACTTGGTTCATACTCAATATCTACAGATACTATTGTAGCTATTCTTTCTATTCCGCCTGCCATTATGCAGCCTCCTTTTGTTTGTTTATTATTCCTTCTTTAAGATCACTTAATTCAATGTATTTTGCTGTTATTTCAGCTTCTGTACGTTCTTGTTTTGCTAACCAGTTATTAACAAGTGTTTGCAAAGATTTTCCGTCTTTTTTTACACCTTTAAAGTTTGGATCTCTAGATAATGCTTTTAGTTTGACTTCATTATCAGATCTAGTTTTTACTTCACCGCCTGTATTACCTTTTAATTCTTCGTAATTTGGTATTTCTGGGTGATAGTCTAGATCTTTAATGTCTTCACCAAACCATAATTCAATGCCAAAGCCTGTTAACATGCTAATTGCTTTAGCAAGACAACGTCTTATAGCATTTTCTACTTGTGCTGAATCTGGATTTACTACAGCTTGATTTCTTTGATCACGAATTGCTAGACATTCTTCATGTTCTCTAACATCTCCATCAAAGTCTGTTAGCTTTAGTGTAACTTTTACCAAAGCTGTATTGTTTGGTAACAACATGTAAGGAACTGTTAACGTACTTCCATTGGAAGTAGTCATAGTGCAGTTGTGTATTTTATACTCTACGTATTGAAAACATTTGTTTGCAAAATCGACAGCAACTGCCCACGATAAATAATCGTATTTACCTTTTTTTTCTACAAACTGTTTGTATTCTTCATTACGTAATGTATTATAGAACTTGTTCATGTATTTTTAACTCCTACGTTATTATTATTATTAAATCTTCTGGGATGTTCATGGCGACCGTAATATCCATGTTTACGACAAGTTGCGATCTTGCTCTGGCCTAGTCCATCCCAGTGTCTCTTATAAGTTTCTATAGATAAAGGAAGCAGTACTACGTAGCACAAAGGAGATTGTAGTTGCGGAGTGTGCGTATGGTTTCCGAGGTGTAGCACTGCTTTATCCTTTAGGTTTCTAGCTAATACCAAACTCTCCTAGAGTTCTGTCATGTAAGTCAATGTGTCTCTCCAGGATTTTGTTAGGTAGTGTACTCTTTAAAGATTCCGTACAGGCATTGTATAATGACCATACATTTTTCTGCATAAATTCAGAATACGGTGGACTATTCCAATGACGTATTGCATCACTAGCTTGTCTAGCACCTAATGTTTCATGGCCAAATGCTCTACCGATAAAGCTGTATGCATCATCGGTACTGATAGAAATCTCTTTCATGTTTTTAGTGTCTTCTATAATGTTAAAGAACTTGTCTTTACTTCTGTATAGAACACTTACTAGCTTGTCCTGTAAATCGTCCATTACATTCTTTGTATGCTTTCTCATATAGGTGATGTCACCTGTAAAAGCCATATTATCACATACAAATACAGTAGCACCTGAACAGAATCCATTGGACATGCTTTTATCATGACTACTACGGATTCCTATTGCTTGACCCATTTCTTCGTTATTAGGGTCTTTGTATTGTAATAGGCCAAAGAAACGTTGTTCGTTTTTACTAACGGCTAGTTTTTGATCTACAAATTCTAGATCTAATATGTCGTCACAAATACGTTTTGTATTGACCAGTAAATCTGAAAATGGTACTGGTTCATACGTATCTGTTCTTTCTGGTAGTGGTATTGCAGATAATTCTGCAAAGTTAACTTGTTTACCACCACAATGTATCATAAATGTGCTCATTAGAACTCCTTTATTTCATATCGTATTTCAAAGACTAAATATTGTTCGTTATCTATTTCTTCCAAGGTATACTCTGATACAGGATCCCAAAAGATTTCTTTATCGGAATTTTTTCCTAATATTTTTTCTTGAACAATAGTATCAACATCTCTATTGTCTATACTTTCAAATAATAACTCTCGTTCAATGTTAATTTTGATTATTGTGTTAATTGCATTCATGCTGCTTCCCCTTGTTTGTTATATATTTTTGATGCGTTATCCTCTAGATCGTTGCAAAGGTATACATAGGCTTCACCCCAGTGAAATCTCTCTACCTTGTGTGCATTTTCTGGCGTTATGAGGTATTTATGTGGATACATTCTGTTGCCATATTTATCCGATTGCATAATTTCTACATAAGCACCAGTAGGAGGGACTCTATTGGTTTTTACACTAATAGAACGCTGTCCAAATTGTGCCCAGTTTATTTTGTTAATCTTAATGCTCATTTGATTCTCCTTTTTATATTTGATCAAATTGATCACTATAATCCATATAGCGAAATTTTTCTTTTTCTTTTCTATGTCTTTCTTCTTTTTGTTTTTTTAATGAACTCTTTATTTCTATTTCTTTTCTTCTTTTTATTTCATTATTGAGTTCATTTTCAAATCCTTCTCTACTTATTTGAGCTATAAGGTTTTTTGCAGTAATCTCTTCATTGACATGAACCATTTTGTAGCAATTAGATAAAACTTTCCATGCATGCGTAGGTCTGTTTTTTACATAGTGTTTAGATCTAGTTTCACACCACCAATTGAATATTTCATTTTTACTCATTATTGCTCCTTTTGTGTCATAATGTTTCTCCATAAAATAGGTTTAAGACTTTTTCATATTCATCTTCTAGTCTGCGTACTTGTTCGTCTTTATGTAAGTCTTTTTTATCTACGTGGTTATACCTGTAAGCTTGTAAAGCATCTAACGTAAGCTGTACTTCTTCTTTACTGTCATAAGCTATTGCAGGTCTTTTGTCTTGTGTTTTAGTTTCTATCATATTTTATCCTTGTTGTGAATGCCAGAGCCGATTTGATTTGTCCTTTCCCCTAGGTTAAGATTGGATCCCTCGGTTTACTCCGAGGTTGCTATTTATACTTTTTACTCGTGTAACGACGTGACTAAGAAATAAATAACGACTCTGGTTTTTCACTGTTCTAACCAATAACTACATCTCAGTTACAATGAGCTGCGTTAATCCTAATTGACTGGTAGCATTCATTAATCGTTGTACTTGTTTTGTATTGCAATTCAGATGCTCTTTTATAGTAGCACCTTCTACAATGACTTCTACTTTGTATCGTCTAGTATCGGTAATAGCATCTCCAGCTTTTTGTGCAATGCGAGCTGATACAGTCATAACTCCATTGATTGCTGAAGTTGCATATGCTAATAGTTTTGTAAATCGTAATGCAGATGTTGTATTCATAATTGTTTCTCCTTTTCCATGATCCATGCTTCGACAATAACTTTCATCATGGATACAGATATATTTAGTTCTGACATAATGTTGGTTGATTCTCTATCTAACATGGCATCGAGTTCTGGAAATACTTCTTCACATAGCTTGTCTCGTATAAAATCATTTTCTTCCATAAAGCTCTTCCTTTGCACTATGTAATAGTTTGTCCATGCGTTCTAAATGAACTAACATACCGTTTAATAACATTAAACCTGTTTTGGTAACATCATCAGGTGGAATAGAATCTTCAGCATCATCACGTAATTGCATAAGTGCGTGTAATTCATTACGTGCTTCTAATACAGGATCATTTGCTATTTTTGTTAAGTTGTTATTTTCTAATAGATTCGTAAATATTGGCATAATTCCTCCTTTTATGATGCTTTGGATTCGACATATTGTGATATATCGTTTTCGATTTGTTCATTTTGTGTTAGCATAAGGTCATGTTTCCATGTACCTGTAACGGTGGCTATTTCAAAGCAATCAGGACAATATTCAACGTCCTGATAGGTAAGTATAGATTCACCTGTAAATGGATGTGTTGTTTGTGATTTTACCTCTTGCCATTCAAGAGGTGTATTGGGATGGTGTTTGCAAACCATATGTAACTCCTACGTTTATTAAGCAGAGATAAAGGAAGCAGTATAGCCAGTACTACTTCCCTTAATTATTTATTCATTAGTTTTATTCAAAATCACTGATTTAGTTTCAATCCGAATAGGTTTTTCAGTCCAATGTATTTTAACAGCACATTGGGTAATTAGTTTTGTATTATTTACATTGTATACAATAGGTATTGTATGATAAAAATTCCCTACAAAGAATTTCATAGAGTTAAATATTGCAGGAAATGTTTTAGAAGCTTTTTTAATTTCTTTTAAACATTCTTTATCTAATAATGCATCACATGGATGATCATCTTGTTTAAACCATTCTCCCCAACAAAAAGCTTTGTCTATTTGTTTTTGAGTCATTGATAAATATTTTGTGAATACTTCCATTGTAGATATTTGATTTATTCTTCTTTGCATACCTGTATAATTAAATTTTAATTCTACTTGTGTAATAAAATCTGCTTCAATTTGATCAAATGTTGAATTTTCAAACGGATTTTCTTCTAACATAGATTTCAATTGTGCTATTTCAGAATCTTTTTGTTCTAATTGTTCTTTTTGTAATTCAATAACGTATTTTGCATCAATACTGTTATCTATTTTTGTTTCTTTAAAAAAATCATCTACATTCATGTTAGTACCCTTTAATTTTAGTGTTGTATTTGACAAATTGATTTGATCCTGATAAACTAGATACAATTTTTTTAAAGTACTTGTTCTTGCTGGTTTGCCAGCTTTTATATTGTGTAGAGTTTTTCTGGAAATGCCTGTATTGTTAGCAATTGTTGCAATAGGTACATCTGTATTTTGTACCCATTTTATAACTGTTGAATTGTTCATAAATCCCCTTTTATACGCCTTATATTATAAAGCATATCTTTAGTTTTAGCAATTACTTATTTCTTTTATTTACACTAAATATGTATTAAAAAGAATGTAATTACACATTATTGTTACTTTTTGTAGTGCTTGTTGCTCCTATTTTAAAGAAAAACTTTAGTTTCATTACAGTTTTAATAAAGTAGGGTGCGAAGCACACCTTTTAAGTAAAAAAAGGCTACTCAGGATGTCCCAAGTAGCCTCTGTTTGTTATGATGTTGTACTGGTTAACGGTCGTGCTATCATGACTCGTTCAAACATACCTTTCTTACCCTTAAACTCTCTTAAAGTTTTTAGGATAGGTGAAAGGTTCTTCTCTGCTAGTTTGTCTAACTGTGCATTTACTTCTGCCTCGTGATCTCCGTTCTCTTTTAAAGAAGTCCACATGTTAAAGAAAACGTTATCATCTGTACAGTTAGCTATTTCATCAATGTCTAATACTTTTTCATTGATAAAATCTCCGTCTTTATTTGTCCAAGTTTTCTCAAACCATGTATGTTTGTTGAACTTCTTTTCTATTATTTGTCGTATACTCATTTGTAACTCCTACGTTATTGTTATTTGGTTAGTTATTGGCTAGAATAGCCAAAGATTAAGGAAGCTGTCCCTTAATTTTTTTTAAGTTTATCAAAATGTCTTTCAATATCTTCCCATTTCCAGTTTTCATCATTTTGTATATACCATTTCATTTCTTTTAATAATTCTGTATTTACTATTGATTCTCTTTCAATGTCTGGCTCTTGGTTTGGATATGTATGAATGCTTTTAACATCTCTACATTTATTGCATACATGTTTATGACCATTTTGTTCATGATGGTTATATTCTTTTACTTTTTTGTCTTTGAATATTTTTATCCATCCGAATAAATAAGTTTTTACTAATACTGACTTTACTTTTTCTTCTATTGTATCAATTGTAAGATCTATGTATTTAGTACAAGTTGCTAAAGATGATTTGCCTAATAATGTGCAAACGAAACATGTTATCATTGTTTACTCCTTTGGTTAGTTAAAATTTGCAAGACCAATTACTACATTTTTCTCGAATTGGTAAGATATTGTACCCTATCTTGCTTTAGGTTCGTGTAACCGCCTACACGATGGCATATATTAAGGAAGCAGTCCTAGTAAGTGATCTATAGTTATCTGACTCCAAAGAGAAGCCAGATAACCAAGCTGATACCCATTATCATAGAGGTAGCAAGAAAGCTACACATTACGATAATGACTGCATTATGCAACAGATTCAGTAGTCTTACCATGATGTTGCATCCTTGCTTTGATGTTCGTAATAGTATATCTAACCAGATCTTGTGGCATATTATTATCCAGTTCTGATTTGATTTGTTTACCTGTATGGTAACATTTTTCAACTGCAATTGCTGTAGTTCCTAATGCAAACCAGCCAACAAATGCTAATGTATCTTTAGCTTTATCCATTTGTCACTCCTACTTGCTGTTTTAAACTTCTAACTAAACTATGCAATGACAAGATTGCCGTTGGTAAAGAACCATATTTCTTACGGTATTCTTTTACCAGTTGTGTTTCTTTTTTAGTTCTCTTCATGATGTAACTCCTACGTTATTGGTTAGTGATGGCAACATAGCCATATATAAAGGAAGCAGTAGTGCTCCTGCATACAGTATGGATTATATATGTAGTGGCTGTATGTGAGTGTATATGTAGAAGTAACTGGGTCGATAGACACATTGTAATGAAACTAATTCAATGAACTCAACCGTTTTCAACCAACCCAACCTGATAACATGGGGGGTAGTAACAACATGTGTCTCTCACACACAGTCTACAGCTATTTTCTGAATACGTACTTGGAACTAAATACCTTTTAGATAGTTAAATAAATGTATTAACTTAAAGTAATGCTTAAGATGAAGACTAAATTAAAGAGAGTATACGAAGTATTTAACCTGTCTACAGGTACGTGGGACGAAAAAGTAATGACAGATGAGGAGTATGAATATTTTGTATCCAAACAAAATGCTACTGCTGACCAGATGGAAGCAGAATATGAGATTATATCCAAAATAGTAGCACAAAAATTAGGATACTCTCCAAAAAAGGAGAGTATGGATTAACCATATAGTAATTATTTATATAAAGTAATGAATTACTATATAGTAATGGATTACTATATAGTAATGATAACTATATAGTAGGGGAAATGAGAATTAAAAGAAGAATTGAAGGCAAAACAGCATATTATGACATACTTACTAAACAGCAAGCTGATCAACAAAAAGTGGATTATGTCTATTGGAAGGATGCTGAAGTGGGGGAGTATGCAATCACCGATGATGATTATGTGGCTGTATGCTACGCTCGAAACGATTATACAGATAAGCAGGGACAATGTAAAACATTTGTCAAACTTACTTGTGGAGTGGGTTGGACTAGCCGTTTTACCAAAATAAATTTTGAAGAAAACCACAAATACGGAGTATATAGCAAGACCAACCCCAAACGTACATGGGATCAGGAAGAAGCTGGAACAACACGTGCTAAAAATACTGTTACCGCCTATGCACAGATGCTCCTTACAGATGGAAAAGTGGACTACAACACTCTTGGTAAGATATATAGACCTGACCAGAAAATCCCCATTGCAACGGTACGCAGATTCCTTAAACAAAGGGTAGCAAAAAAGATGGTAGAAGAAAAATTAAAAGAAATATTGGCTAAAAAGAGTATTTCCAAAGAGTTTGCTGTAGATAATATTGTATTAGCTCTAAAAATGTCCGAAGAAAAGGGGGATGTAAACAATTTTTTAAAGGCAAACGATTATTTAATGGATTTATTGGAAATGAAGCCAAATAAAAAGATGATAACCGACACAATACAGGTGGATTACACGAAACAAATAGCCGATACCATAGCACAAGAAGATAAACGACTAACCTTGCAAAGAAAGAGCGAAGAAGATGAACGACCTGCATGATCCAGAACTAGATTACCAAGGAGTAACGGAAAATGCTTTAAAAACAGAGCAATTGGATGCTGCAGTACGTGCATTGCATGTATTGGCTATTATGCAGAAAGGAGACTCTGCTTGGATGGCTAGTTATGCTATAGAAGCTTTACGAGAAATAGAAGCACTAGGTTATCAATACGAAACCTTTAGAGATCAATTGAACTAATTGAAAGATCATACAAAATATATAAAAGACAAACTTGTTCAAAATATGATTATGTTTGGTAAGGTTATTATGCCAAACATGTTTTCGGCTCCTTCCCCAGATTTTCATTATAAAATAGCAGATGCTTTATTAAAAGAAGACAACAAACAAATTAATATTATCGCTCCACGTGGTCATGCTAAGTCTTCTATAGTCGGTGGTGTGTATCCCCTTTACCACATCATGAACCATAGTGGAGCAAAACTTATTGTATTGGTATCCAGAACGCAGGATCATGCTATTAAGCTTTTGGGTACAATTAAAGACACGATAGAGTACAGTACAACCTTTCGTCAAATATACGGATATTGGGGACAGCACAGTGCACGGCAGTGGGCAAAAAGCGAAGTTGAATTGAAAGACGGTTCCATGATTATATGCAAAGGTACAGGTCAACAGTTACGTGGAATTAAGGTGGGAAGTCAAAGACCAACGCTGATTATTGTAGACGATCCTGAAGATGAGAATAATACGAAGACCGCTGAAGCTATGGAAGCCAATCTACGATGGCTATTACAGAGTGCTGTTCCCTCCCTAGACCCTAAAAAAGGTAAGATTATTGTTATTGGTACACCACAACATCAACGATGTATGGTAGAAATACTAAAAGAAATGAAGGGATGGCACAATATGCATTTTAGTCCCAGCATTGTAAAAAATAAAGCATTATGGGAAGAATGGCAGCCTATAAAAAAATTAATACAAAAAAAAGAAGAATTAGAGTCCATAGGACGTAGCTCTGTATTCTACAGAGAGTATATGTGCCAGATTATTGGAGATGAAGATCAGTTGTTTAAACTGGATTATATCCAATACCATGACTATGAATTAGAAATCGACAGCGATGGGTATCATTATTTAAAAAATAAAGACAAAACCATACCTGTCAATGTGTTTATGGGAGTTGATCCTGCTTCTTCAGTCCGTAAGACAGCAGATTACTCTGTAATTATGCCAGTAGCGGTAGACGAAAACAACAACAGGTATATTCTCCAGTATTACCGTAATAGGGCAACTCCCATGCAACTTGCAGAAAACATTATAGAGTATTTTAAAATGTTTAAACCTGTCAAAGTACGAGTAGAGAGTGTAGGCTATCAGGAAATGCTACGAGAATACTTACGACAACGCTGTGATGAAGAAAAGATATTTATTTCTGGATTGGAAATTAAAGAAAGTCCTAGAACCAGCAAATCCTCTAGACTGGAAACCATGCAACCCTACTTTGCTCAAAAGAAAATGTATATGCTGGAAACGATGGAAGAATTGAAAGATGAGTTGCTGTTATACCCTAGAGGAAAACATGATGATTTATTGGATGGATTGTTCTATGCAACCAAAAAATGTTTTGCACCTGTACACAAAGAAACACGCACAGTAAAACAATCATCTTATCAAGAATACATTGAAGATGATATAAGTTGGAAGATAGCATAATATGGAACTTTTAATTAAAGTAGACGTTTAACACACCAAAACCCCTTTTTGCATGCATAAGAATACCGTTAAGACCGATGAAGTACAACTAACACAAGATTTATTATCTGATTACAGCTCTGCCAGACAGAATTGGGCAAAACAAGCTGTAGAAGATAATGAGTTTCGTAACGGCAAACAATGGACAGACGATCAGGTACGTGCCTTACGACAAAGAGCACAAGAGCCGTTGGTTGTAAATGTAGTATATTCAGCAGTAGAGCAAGCCAAGGCAATGCTGACTGCAAACTCCCCTAAATTCCAATCGACTGCTAGAGAGACTAGCGATGCAAAGGTCGGTAGAATGTTTTCAGATATTATGGCCTATATATGGGATAATTCTAATGGGAATGTAGAACTGAAACAAGCAATAGACGATTACTATGTTAAGGGAATGGGGGTAATGATGGCACACATCGACCCAGATGCAGATTTTGGATCTGGTGAGGTCAAGCTTACATCTATAGACCCATTAGAACTTTTTATTGATCCTACCTCCAAAGATCCTTTTTGCAGAGATGCTGCACATATGATCGTTGGAAAGCTAGTATCGGAAGCTCATTTGATTGAGTATTACCCTGAATTTGCAGAACAGATAAAACAAGCAGCAGAAACCAGTCATATCAATATGGATGCAGGATCACGATATGGACTTCGTAACGAAGACGTTACTATGAAACGCAGAATGACAGGGAGTTCTATTACAGGGGAAAGAGAATTGGAATTGTTTGAACGATATACCAAGGTAAAAGATCCTTATTTTAAAATATACGATCCTTTAAGTGATGAACAGAAAGTATTGAATCAAGTAGAGTACGAAGAGTACACGAAAGAGCCTATTGTAATCTTAACCAATGCAGAAGGTCAATCGGTATACACAGATAAGAAAAGTGTTAGTGTGTATATGCAGATAGCAGAAAAAATAGGTACTACATATCACTTAATGATGGATATGAATACAGGGCAACCCACTCCTATGGCAGGGGAAGAGCATGCAGGTTCTATTCCCAATAGTACATCTACCATTGATATACTGACCAAAAAGCATTTGATTGATGATGGTGGTATTTTAGTCAATGAAATAGAATTAACACAAATCCAGCAGATTGTAAGTGTTGGAGATGTAGAGTTGTTTAGTGTGGTGCTCCCTATTGAGGAGTATCCAATTGTTCCTTTTATGAACGGTTTTAACCGTAATCCATATCCGTTAAGTGACGTAAGACTGGTAAAAGGACTACAGGAGTATATCAATAAGATACGTTCCCTAATTGTAGCACATGCATCGAGTTCTACAAATGTAAAACTCTTAATTCCTCGTGGTAGTATGGACAAAGCTCATTTGGAAGCAGAATGGGGAAAAGCAGGTACAGCCGTTATTGAGTTTGATCCTGAATTAGGTCAACCGATTGTAGCTGGCCCTGTACCCTTACCAAATGAATTATATAAAAACGAAGCAGATGCCAAAGCAGATATTGAAAGAATCCTTGGTATTTATGCTTTGATGCAGGGAGATATAGGATCAGCACCACAGACATTTAAAGGAACGGTAGCTTTGGATGAATTTGGACAAAGACGAATTAAATCCAAACGAGATGATGTAGAAGAATGCTTAAATCAATTGGCAAAGGTAGTAGTAGGATTGGTGCAATATGTATATACCGATCAGAAAGTATTGAGACTGATGCAACCGAACAATAGACCTTTGGAAATGGAGATTAATAGTCCTATCTATGATGACGTAGGAAACCTAATGGGGAAAGTAAACGATATAACGGTCGGAAAATACGATGTTGTTGTTTTATCAGGGTCTACGTTGCCTTCCAATAGATTCGCTCGATTTGAGTACTATATGCAGCTTTATCAGGCAGGTCTAATAGATCAGTTGGAAGTATTAAAGCAAACCGATGTTGCAGATATGGAAGGAGTCTTGGAACGAGCAGGTCAAATGCAACAAATGCAAAGTCAAATCCAGGCACAAACGGATGAGATTAAAAAGCTTAAAGGGGACTTACAAACGGCACAGAGAGAATCGTTACATGATCGTAAACGTGTAGAAGTAAAAGAATTTGAAAAGAAACTGGCTAAAGCAGAAGCTAAAGTGGAAATGGCATCCCAGTTATACAAGAGTCGTTTATCCGATGAGTTAAAGATGGCCAAACAGGATATACAGGAGTTTAACCAGCCAAATCCTACCAGAGAAATGAATGAAGAAATGTTAATGTTGGATGAATAATGAATGACCAAGTTAATAGCGAAGCATTAGGAAAGTATATGAGAGATAGTGCTTATGTATGGCATAACATGATGGGTGGAGGTACAACAGGTGCTTTTATGAAAATGCTTAGTGGTGGTTTAGTAGATCATTATGTAGAAAACGATGAAGGTTTTAAAGAATTTGTTAATGCTCAAGATCCATTAGATAAAATGCAAATTATTAAAAAATATAGAAAAAACGACAAAGGTTGGCAATTTGCTGATACAGATGAAGAAATAATGGAAAAATTAAAAAGACATGGATTGGATAAATAATGGCAACATATCACGAAGACGGAAACAGAGACTTTAGAAGATACATAGAATCTGGAGTGCCTATGACAGGCATAATGGGTGCAAATTTATTATACATGTCTCAAATGGGTAAAATGGGTGGAGTGAATCAAGGACTTGCTTCAGCATTAGCTAGAGATGCTATGACAAAAGATCCACGTCTTACAATAAACAACGTAGATGTAAATAAAGCATTTAGCAAAATGGGTTTTAAAGCTCCGTTTGATTTGTCAGCATTTGGAGCTGCGTATCATCCTCGTTCCAATACAGTCAATGCACCTAAAGGAAATTATGGTTTTTTAGCACATGAATTGGGACATGCTGAACAATACAAAAATCCATTGTATCGTAAAACACTTGCTCCATTTTCTGCTGCAGGAAGAATTGCTGCAAACTTTGGAGTACTTGCACCTATTCTTACCGATAATGAACAAGAAGCAAGAAGAAATTCTATTGTAGCAGGAGCGATGCAAGTTCCTACGTTAATAGAAGAAATAGATGCATCTAGAAGGGGATCAAATATTTTAAAAAAACAAATGGCATCTAAGCCTGCGGTATTAGGTACAAAAACCAGCAAACTAGGTCAAGCTCTTATGAGGTTAAGACCGTTTGTTGGATTGCCTACGTATGCTATGGCTGCTATGACACCTTATCTAATTTATCAGTATATGAAAAATAGAGGATTATACGAAGGTGAATACTAAAAGAATTGAAGAAAGCGGTTGCTGGAAATAACCAAATCGCAAAGGAAAAGAAATGGAGAATATCATAGAAACACGTAATGCTGATCAGGCACCAAGAGAGGATGCAATGCTCAATGTAGAGCAACCTGCAATACCTAATGGGGAAGTACCAGTTGATACTGGTGTGGCTGATACAATTACGCAAGAAACACAAGAAACTTCCCCAAGAGACGACTCAACTCGTTTTGAATATTGGCAATCACAAGCTGACAAAGCCAAGGGAGAGCTTAATGCTTTACGTCAGGAATTGGAGTACTATAGATCTAATACCAATCCTGCTGAACAAAGCTCTGTCTCCAATGGACAACCTCAAGCATACCCTCAACAAGGATTGCAAGAGCCTTCATTGAAGGAGCCAACAGCACCTGAAAGACCACATTCGTACAATGAGGTCGATGCATACAATGATCCACAAAGTGAATCGTTTAAGTATCGAGTAGCAAAAGAGTCATACAGAGATAAGTACATGGACTTTTTAACAAAAAAAGATCAAGCTCGTGAACAGGAAATGCAAGCACAGTACCAAGCTCAAATGCAACAGCAACAAACCCAAATGGTACAACAACAGGCTATGAGTCATGCTGTAAACAATTTTGGTTGGGAGCAGAATAAAGCAATGGAGTTTGTACGGTGGTCGCAGAATCCTGAAAACTTAACTCTAGATAACTTGGCTAAGTTGTTTGAATTAAGAACGAACCCGAACCCAGTAGTAAAACAGCGTACTGAAGAAATGCAAAATCAAGCTAATAGGTTAAGCGTACCCAAAACTGCAGTAGTGCAGACTGGTCAAGCAGAACAACCTAAATCTGATGAGCAAATGTTTAGTGATGCTTTGCTAGGTAGGGTGTAGTTATAAAGTAAACTAGAATATCTATCTGTTGGCTACAGGTAGATAATTAATAACGTAGGAGTTACAAATGGCAGCTACAGAAAAGCTACTAAAAGCTTCTGGTGTACTTTATACGGATAGACGGAATTTTTACGTAGATCCGCAGGTCACTAAGGAGCTATGGACAGACGTTGCCCCTTTTACTACCATGATTAGTAATCAGGAAATGCGAAATGTCCCAGACCCAGTTTTTAAGATGTTTGAACATCGTAATCCTTGGGTAAAACAAGAGTTTCAGAATGCTGGTGAAACCGTTACTTTGGCAGCAAATGGAACGGAAAGTGCACAGCTTAATATTGATAACATACAAGGTTTAGCAAGTTCTGTGGATAGCAGTTACTTAGGTCTTGTAGTTGAAATATGGAATGAAGCAAAAGATAGTAAAAAAGCAACAGCAGTAATTTCTTCTGCAGTCGATGCTGATGAAATCAAAGTAAAAATTATTAGCACGGAAAGTGGAAGTGATTATTCACTGGTTGACAATGATTATTACATGGTTATTGGTAATGCACATGGTGAAGGTAGTTCAGCTCCTGATGCATGGGCAGATGAGTTAGATGTTGTATACAATTCTTGTCAGATCTTTAAAACTCCACTTCAAGTTACTGGTACTTTAGAAGCAGCAGTATTAAGAGGTGAATCATCTGAATTAGCTAGACTTCGTAGAATGAAAGCTCAAGAACACAAAATGCAAAAAGAAAAAGCATTCTTGTTTGGTCAAAGAGTTGGTGGAACTGGTCTTGGAGATGCCTCATATGATGCAGGCAATTTAGGATCTGATCCTGCTGAAGGAGTATTAGCTGATGGTGGAAGAAGCGATTCCGATGGCAATCTTATCAGAACAACATATGGAGTTATTTCTGCTTTAGAAAAGTATGGTAATTCTACTTCTACACATGATGCACAAAACATATTTACTGTAGACAGTTCTTATGGTTATGCAAACTTTGTAGATGACATGGAAAAAGTATTCCAGTATATACCAGAAGCAGGTGTGAAACGTGCTTTTGTTGGAGCTGGTGCTTTGGGTTACTGGTCTAAAATGGCTGGTACTTCAGGATTATCTGGCAATTCAGGTTGGACAGTTGCTCTTGGAGACATGAAACGTGATGCTCTTGGTTTTAACTACAGAGTACTTGAAACACCTCACGGTATGTTACAGTTGATTCCAACTCCAGCATTACGTGGGCCTTATAACAAGTACATGGCAGTTGTATCTGATGAAAATCTGTTTCATGCAGTCTATCGTCCATCTATGTATCAGACAAACATTAAGACCGATAATGCCTTTGATGGTGTTAAAGATCAATACATGTCTGACGAAGGTGTTGGTATACAGCTAATTGAAAGTCATCACTTATTTAAAATCACAGCGTAAGGAGGCTTATTATGGCTAGACCTTATTTAGGTGGTTCAAGTGGCGGTGTTAAAACATTGGCTGCAAGTGAAACTTTGTCAATGGCAGATAGTGGTAAAGTCTTTTTGTGTTCACAGGCTGGTGCGTATGATATTACGTTGCCACCTGCTTCTACAAGTAAAGGCTGGACAGGAGTATTTATTCTTGAAGTAACTGGTTCAAATGCTTTTGATATTATTTCCGATCCTGCAGATAAAATGTATGGATTGATGATATCAGGAGAAAATGAAGCTAATGGAGATGAATATGGATCTGATGCAGACAAGATAACATTCATTGCAAGTCAAGCAGCAAAAGGCGATAGAATTGATATCGTTTGCGGTGGCTCTGAATGGATTGCACACGCAGTTTGTGGAGACAATGCTCATATTGACTTTAGTGGTTAATAAACAAAACAAGTTGGGGGAGCTTTATGCTCCCCTGACTGGATAAGATATGACACAGAAACAATTAATAGAAACCGTTCAACAACATCATCCAAACTTAGGAGAAACACAAATACGTATTTTTCTAAATAAAGCATTGGATGAGTTCTGTAGAAAAACAAGAATACTAAACACTATATATACGTTCAATACTACAGCAGATACACGTTATTATGATTTAGATGATAGCATTGCAGAAGTAACACGAGTGGATTATGACGGATATGAAATACCACGTTTAGTAGGCAAACCAGAGAAAACAGATGTCAGTTGATCAAAGAACGGCAGCCTTGAAAAAAGTATACTGGCTAGAGCGAGACGCTATTGGACTTGCAATGGTATCTAGTACCGATAGTAGTGCAGATTACATTTCGGTGAATGAAGCAAAAGAAGTTACGATCCATGCTGTAAAACTGGACGAAGATTTTGTAGCATCTGGAACAGGGATTACAATGACAGAATCTCCTGCAATTCCAGCAGAGTTTCATGATGCATTGGCTAAATATGCAATAGCCAAAGGATACGAGCTAAATCCTCAAACATTACAAGTAGCTCAATATTTTAATAAAGAATGGGAAATGTGTATACGAGAAGGAAAGAAGTATGCCAATAAAGGAAGAGATGGCTCTGGCTATCATATAAAACAATACGATTACTAATGACAGAAATATTTACAGGAACAGAATACTGGTCAAACCTAACAAATACATGGGAAAGCAATATAGCATTTCCTGCTACATGGGATGGTTTAACTACGCTTACAGAATACACGATTGGTGTACCTACGTATACAGAGCAAAGTATTGGTTCTACGAGTTTTACAGAATTAAGTATTTCTGCACCTACGTATACAGAACAATCTACAACTTCAACAAGCTATACTGAAATAACATGAGTTTTAAAACACAAGTAGAAGATTTAATTGGCACAGTAGGAGATGATGCTCTTATTAGCCAATCGTTGCAAGATATTGGTGGAGAAATTATATCTGCATTGCCAAGTGCAAAATTATTACCTGTAGCAAAGACAACTGCTATTAGTTCTAGTGGTCTTACCGTTGCAGATAAAAAAGTGTTGGCAGTAGATAAAAGTGATGTAAGGGCAAAACCTATACCTGCTCATGAAAAAGCAAAGTATAACGATACAGCATCTATTTATGCAGCTACCGATACCAATCCAGTATATTATTTAGAAGATGAAAAAGTATATGTTAATGGAGCAGCAGGTAGTGGAGCTACTTCAGGACATTTGCATTATGTACCTTTATTGCCTACTTCAGATGGAAGTACACTAACAGTACATGGAGATAGTGCAGTAGCTAACTTTCCATTAGAAGCACAGCAATTAATGGTACTAGGAAGTGCAGTACGATGTTTACAAAGATTATTAGCTAATGCTACAGCATCGTTGCCTAGTGATATATCAGGTTCATTAAGTTTTGGATCTGTTCCTAGTTCTCCTAGTATTGCTACTGTTTCTTATTCAGATGCTACTAATACTAATGCTACTGCTACAGGAGTAAACTCAATTAGCGTTTCATCTGTAACAATTGCCGATATAAGTGGAAATGCTCCTACTTATACAGCTCCTGCAGTAGCAGGAGAGACTGAAGAATTAACAGCAGCTTTATCTAATGATGCTACAGCAGATAATAATAAATTAGATTTTAGTGATTGGTTTGAAGTTGTAGGCGATTTTATTCAAACAGAAGAAGATATAGAATTAGCAGGATCACAATTACAAAAAATATCTACTTATCTCAATGCATACAGTCAAGCTATGCAAAACAATTTAAATGTGTTTAATAAAGAGAATGCTATTTATCAAGCTTCTGTACAAGCTCAATTAGCAAAACATAATACAGATTTACAAAGAACATTAAGACAGCTTCAAGTAGATGCTGAAGAAGCTAAGCAAGAATCAGCACAAACTACAGATGTAGATAAATTTAATAAATCACAAGATCAAGCATTAGCATTGCAAAACAAAGCAAATTCTTTACAGGCTGCAATTCAGAATAATGATGATTTAATACAAAAATATAGTAGTGAAATACAAAGTTATTCTGCACAAGTAAACAAAGCAATACAAGAACGTAATTCTGATATACAAAATTTTAGTGCAAAACTTCAAAAACAGGTAACAGACTATCAATGGAAACAAAGTCAGTTACAATCGTTAAAGGCAGAATACAATGAAGGATTGCAACTACTAATCGGTGGTAAAAGAAACTAACCAAGATGCCCATGAGAAAAGTCAAGCTCGGCAAGGTATCGTAACGAAGGAGAAAAAAGATGGCTGATTTACAAAAGTTTTCTGTAAAAGAATCCTTAAACCAGATGGTGTATGATAAAGCATTAGCAATTACTGCATCGGATGGAGCAGACGTAAGTGGTGCTCCGTATAAAGCATTATATGTAGGAGTAGGTGGAGATGTAAAGCTAGATCTAAATGGATCTGGTAGTGCTATCGTATTTAAGAATTTAGCTAGTGGTCAATTGTTACCATTGGTATTTGATAGAGTATATGATACAGGTACTACAGCAACCAACCTAGTGGCATTAAAATAATGTTAGGTGGAGTAAGAGCATCTATAGTCAATTTTGTACAAACTATTATTGATATTGGATGGTCAGGTGCAGAAGCAATTATGCTTAAATGGGAAGAAACAACAACCAATTGGGAAGATTTAACAGGATAATATTATGGCAAGTTTAAAAGGTTCAACAATAGCGAGTAGTTATAAATCGCTTTTAAAATTAAATGGCAATACAGATACATTAGCAGCTGGTAATGGTTCTAATGCAATTCAAATTGTTCATTCAGATGACAGCACAGGAGTTACATCTCCATTATTTTTAAATACAGATCGATTAGGAATAGGTGGTCAGCCTAACGCAGACCTTGAAATTAAAATGGCTACTGATAAACATATGCTATTTTCAGATAGTCAAGGTGAAACAGGAACTTGTCCAACGATACACACAACTAATACTGCTGGAGATGCCTTAGTAGAATTTGGTATAAGAGCATCTGAAATACGATTAGCAACAGGAAATGCTAAAAGAATGGTGCTTGATGACAACTCCAAAATCTCACTCTCTAATAATGATAGTGGTTCTGGTAATACAATCTTTGGTTCTCAGGCGATGAATGTTTCGGGTGCTTCTGCAAGTCACAATGTAGCAGTAGGTAATGAGGCAATGCACGATGTAAGCACCTCACAATTTAATGTTGCTGTAGGTTCATTAGCTTTAACAAAAGAAGTTAATGGCGATAGGAATGTAGCAGTAGGTTATCAATCTTTATACAGCCAATCAAATAGTGGCACAGAGGTTACTGAAAATGTTGGAGTTGGTGTTTATTCTGGATTTACTAATGTAACAGGAACTAAAAACACTTATGTAGGTGGAAATGCTGGTTTTGGTTCTGCAAGTGGGAGTAACAGTAATAATGTAGGTATAGGTTATAATGCCTTGCTTGATGTCACTACGGGCTCATCTAATGTTGCTCTCGGGAAGGAATCAGCTCAAAATTTAACGGATGGGCAAGAAAATGTTATTATCGGAGATGGTGCTGGTCAGACTACTACAAGCGTACATGATGTTGTTGTAGTTGGTAGAGGAGCAATGCAAAATGGCAATGTTACTAATGCCGCAGATGGTACAGTTGCAGTTGGATATAAAAGTTTGGAAGCACTTGTTTCTGGTGCTGGAAATGTAGCAGTCGGTTCTTATACAGGAGATGGACTTACGGATGGTGGAAATAATGTTTTAATAGGTCATCTCGCAAATTCTGCTGGTGGAGCAAGTGCAAGTCAAAATGTAGGTATTGGTGTTAATGCTCTTTTAAATGTAACATCAAGTAATAACGTAGCAGTTGGCTACTCATCCATGGGATTAGGGGTATCTAGCGGAGGCAATAATGTAGCTGTAGGTAGGCAAACTCTTGAAGATATAACGAGTGGAGCAGATAATTCAGCACTAGGACATCAAGCTGGAGCAAATATCACAACAGGAAACACAAATGTAGCAGTTGGTAGAAATTCATTAGTTCTTGCAACTGCCTGTACAGATGTTGTTTCTATGGGTGCTTATTCTATGGATGCTGTAACAACAAGTACAGATGTAAATGGAACTGTGGCAATAGGTAAACACGCACTTTCAGCATTGACTTCTGGAGCTAAGAATGTTGCAATAGGTTACAAGGCAGGAGAATCTTATAATGGTCTTAATTCAACAATTATTGGATACGAAGCTGGTTTAGATGTAGATGGTACTTCAGGTAATTCAACATTGATAGGAATGGAAGCTGGAAAGCATTTGGATGATGGGACTTACAATACGGCTATTGGCATAGAAGCAATGAAATCTAATTCAGGTGGTGGTAATACAGCACTTGGAAATACTTGTATAGGATGGAGAGCGGGAGATTTTTTAAGAACTGGTACATATAATGTTGTTATTGGTCATGCTTCAGAAGTAAGTGCAACTGATTCTACAAATCAAATTGTAATAGGAAGAGAAGCAGTAGGAGTAGCAGATAATTCAGTAACTCTTGGTAATGCAGATGTAACTGATGTTTATATGGCACAAGATAGTGGTGCTACAGTTCATGCTGATTATGTACTATCTCAAGGCAATCAGAACCATGTAGCCAATACAATGTCCTCTCCGTATTATAGATTTGATGGTACGGATGATTATGTAGAAATAGCAGATACTGATAATTTAAGTTTTGTATCTGGAGGTTTTACTTTTTCAGCTTGGGTGTATATGGAGGATAAACAATTTTTTCCATTTTTTGGTAAAGGTGATGTATCTACAAATTGGGAATATTTATTTAGAACTGATACAGATGGAAAATTTCAAGTATATGTTAGTGATTTTGGTTCAAGTGCTTTTTGGCAAGTAGCTGGTACAAATGTATTGCCAGAAAACAAATGGATTCATGTAGCAGTTACTTATGATGGTGGGGATGCAAGTAGTTCTTTTAAACTTTATCTTAACGGAGTAAGTGAAACAGTAGCATCTGCCACAGAAAGTGGTTCGTATGTTGCTATAGAAAACCTTAACCAGCCTGTAAGAATTGGAAGATACTCTACAACTTATGGGCAAGGTCAAATTGCTTGTGTTAGAGCATACAATACACCATTAATTGCTGATGAAATAAAAATCGAATATTCTGGTACAAGTGTGCCTTATAAATACAAAGGTGCAAATCAGACAGCTTCATACACTTCTGATTTTTCAAGTGGAGTGGACAGTTGGGCTGCTGTAAGAGCTACAGCTGCTGGGAATATTGATAGTATTGGTGGTCAAAATGATACGCTTCGAGTTACAATTGATGGTAGTTCGGGTACAGATCATTATGTCAGAAGGGCTGGTAGTGGAATGACTGCTGGGAAATTATATCGAGCAAAATTTGATTATTATATTCCATCTGGTAATAGCGTAGTAGATCAAATTTCTGTTGCTGGAGCTGGTAATGAAATAACAATTCAATATTTAGGAACAACTGATTCTTGGGTGACGAAAACTATAGATTTTAATAACCCTTACAACACAGCAGTTCAAGATTTTCCAATAATTTTTTCAGGGGCTACTGGAGGAAGTAATGTATTATCTGGGACATCAGCACAAAATGATGTTTTTTATATTAAGAATTTTACTTTTACCCCAATCGGTGCAGTAGCTGAATACGATGGTAGTGGAATAGCATCTGATAAATGGTTTGATAAATCTGGTAATGATTTACATGGAACTGTATCTGGTGCAACTGTAGAAAATGCTCCCACTAATGACGATGGTTTAGTTTATGAAGAAGGTTCACATTCACCTACTATTACAGGCTCATCAAGTGGAAGTATGGGTATGAACGGTAGTTTTGATGAACTCGCATATACAAGAATTGGTCGTAATTGTACAGTAACAGGACTATTGTATATTACTTCAGATTCTTCAATTAGTGGCGATATTCAAATATCTCTTCCATTTGCCTGTACGCAAGAAAATGATAGTTCAGATTTAGCGTATGGTGCTTGTCAGCTTGGAGGAACAGGAACGGCAATAAATGGAACTCCTGTAATTAGGGCACAAGGTGGAAATTCTCATGTGGTAATAATGGTTACGCCTAATGATGGTAGTGATATATCTACATTAACTCATGCAGAAGTTGATGGAACTTGGTTTGTAGGATTTACAATAACATATATGGTTGCTTAATTGGATAATTAAGTGGAATTAAAAAGGAGTCAGTAATGGCAATGGAAAAAAAGGTCGCTGTAGACAAAATTGAAATAGTTGGCGAATACTCAATACAAGTGAGAACAGCCACAAAAGTAATGGATGATGGTAGTCAGATAGGTAGCACAAGCTATCATCGTCATGTAGTGCATCCAGATTCTATTTTAGAAGGACAGGATGCAAAGGTAAAGAAGATTGCTGAAGCATTGTTTGATGACGATTGTAAAGAAGCATACTATGTTTCTCAAAATGGACATCCAAGTGGTGAACCAGCAGATAGTTGGAGTGAAGCACAGCTACAAACATATTGCAGTAAGCATAGCGTAGCATGGACAGATGAACACACCAAAGCACAATTATTAACTAAAGCAAAAGCAAAGTATGAGGAATTAAATGGCTAATTGGGAAAAATATGCAGATGATAAAGCAAAGTCATTAGGTGGCTTTGAAAAGAAAGAAGAAATCATAAAAGAAGCTGTTGCTGAAGTACCAGAAGAAAAAGACGAGTTTGATGTAGTCATCAAAGAAGCTATACCAGCTATACCAGCAGAAAAAAGAGACTATGTTGTTTACAAAAAGAAAGTATGGGATTCATCTACTGGTGAAGCATTGGCAGATAGTGAACAAGAATATTCTCTGGAACAGTTAGAAGCTGAAAAAGATGTATATGATAAGGCTATGGCAGATGCAAAAGCAAAATCGGATGCTATGGTAGATGTGATTGCAGATTTCAAGAAACTTTAATTAATAACAAGTAGGAGTTACAAGTGGCAAAAAAGAAAGAAGAGCCTAAAGTAAACATACTCGGTAAAGAGTATACACAAAAAGACATAGATGCTATGTCACCAGAAGCAAAAGCAATGCTTTCACACAGGCAGGATTTACTCAACAAAATTGAAAGAGCAAATTTTAATTTAGTTCAAATGCAATTTGGATTAAAAGCTTTTGAAGATGGATTAAGAGAGCAAGGTTTAGGTGAAGAACCAAGTCAAAAAACTAAATAACGGAGATTTTATCGTAGTCTATGAAAACATTAACACTTCTTATGATATTCCTGTTGTGTACCAACTGCAGTCAAGGTTGGAGCATAAGTGGAATAGAATTAACACCAAGCGACACAACAACAAATACTGTGTTTCTAGAGATTGTGGATGTTGATTCTGTTGAACATTGGTATCATGGAAATATTAGTGATTATAATTGGTGTTATAAACATGAACAATATGAAGAGGTTATGGTAAAATAATGGATACTGCTTCATTAATAGAAGTATATGGAGAACTTGGAGTAATTGGAATATGTATGCTCCTGTTTGGTTTTATGATTACTTCTTTAATCAAAGAAAACAAATCTCAAACAATACACATAGATGAAATACAGCAAGATTTATCTACAATGAAATCAGAACTAAATAACACAATGGGTATTTGTGTTAAGCTAATTGATTCCATAAATGGATTTAAGACAAATGTAAATGATAAAATGGATAGAAGACATGAAGCTTTAATGAAAGAGGTAGACGATTTATCGGATAAAATTAGTTATATGAGTGGTAGAATGAATGGCAGAGGAAATCATTAATGGACAGTTTAAAAGTATCAGGAATATCGTTTATGAATTACGGTATTCATTTGGCTGAAATTAATTTGATATTGCAATGCATTATTGGCGTAATGACTATTGTATATCTTACATATAAAATAAAAAACGTAGGAGTTAAACATGATAGGGAAAATAATAGCTGATTGGTTATTTGATGAGGAAGTAAAAGAAGACATTATTAAAAAAGCTAACGATGCTTTTGACATACCTTTTATCAACGAAAAGACCGAACAAAAAGGCTTAGAAGCTTTATGGAAAATATTTGAAATGGTTATTCGTGCTAAACTAGCAAAAATGTCTTAGTACAATGGCTAAAAAAAAATACAAAACTCCTGCATGGCAACGCAAAGCTGGTAAAAATCCTAGTGGTGGATTGAATGCTAAAGGTAGAGCTTCTGCTAAAGCACAAGGTAGCAACTTAAAAGCTCCTTTAAGTAAAGGAACTAGTCCTAGAAGAGTAAGTTTTGCTGCAAGGTTCGCAGGTATGAAAGGGCCAATGAAAGATGCAAAGGGTAAACCTACACGTAAAGCATTGGCTTTAAAGAAATGGGGTTTTAGTTCCGTAGCAGCAGCTAAAGCTTTTGCCAGTAGACATAAAAAGAAAAAGTAGAATATTATGGCTAAAAAAGTAAGTTGGATGTGGGGAGGCAAACGGTACAGTGGGACTCTAATACGAGAAACAAAGAAACACAAATTTGCTAGAACCCACAATGGTAAAATAAAAAAAATAGTAAAGAAAGGTAAATAAAATGCCATACGGAAAAGGAACATACGGGTCTAAAGTAGGAAGACCTAAAAAGAAAAAAGGTAAAAAGAATGCCAAGGCTAGGAAAAAGAAGTAAAACAAGATTAGAGGGAGTAGATGAAAGATTGGTACATCTTCTTACTGAAGTATGTAAATACTTTGACATCACGGTTATTGAAGGAAAACGAAGTCAAAATAGACAGAACGAATTGGTGGCTCAAGGAAAAAGTAAAACCAAATTCGGAAAACACGTATTGGGAATGGCGGTAGATATAGCACCATACGATCCTACGGTAAAAGGAAAGATAGATTGGAATGCTAGAGACGACTTTCATTACATGGGTGGCTGGGTTATGGCTATGGCAAATAAACTTGGGTATAAGATACGCTGGGGTGGAGACTGGAATGCCTCTTCTATGTTCAAAGGACAACGCACAACCAAGGACAATTCTTTCGATGATTTAGTTCACTTTGAGTTATTAGATTAATGAAACGAGCTATTGTTATACCAGATCAACACTTTCCTATTCACGACGAAAAAGCTGTTGATATAGTGTTACAAGCTATTGAGTATATACAGCCTGAAATATTTATTAATTTAGGCGATGTTGGTGAATGGGAATCCGTTTCTGCATGGTGTTTTAAAGGAAAAAGATTACCCAATCTTGAACATCAGCTTATTAACGTAGATAAAGAAATTAAAGAGGTGAATGCAGGAATAGATCTGTTTGATAAAATCCTGGATAAAGTAGACTGTAAAGAACGCTATATCCTTGCAGGAAATCACGATGAGTGGTTAGATCATTTTGTAGATAAGCATCCATATTTAAAAGGATATAATTTTAAAGAAGCCTGTAAATGGAAAGAAAGAGGGTATAAGTATTTTCCGTACAATAAACCATTAAAAATAGGCAAGTTAAATTTTATACACGGAGCATATGCTACTACGTATCATGCTAAAAAACATTTAGAAGCATACGGTTCTAATATAGTCTATGGCCACACGCATGACATACAAAGACACAGCTTAACGAAACTTGATTCAGGTACAATAGCAGCTTGGTCTATGGGATGCTTAAAAGATATGTCCCCTAATAAAAATAAATGGTTAAAAGGTAGATTGCATAATTGGAATCATTGTTTTGGTATTGTCACATTTTTTGATAAACCTAAAGGCAATTTTCAAATGGAACAGATTGAAATATTAAACGGCAAATGCACATTTTGGGGAAAAGAGTTTTATGCCTAAACGTATTTTACAAATAAAAGATTTTAGCGGTGGTATTAATACGTTAAAAGACCCTGCAGATATTGCTGACAATGAATTGGCAAATATTGAAAATTTAAGTGTTAAAACACATGGGTCTATTACACCTGCTTATTTAAATACAGATTCTTCTAACAATAAAATAAGTGGATATAACAATAATACTATTGCTACTATAAATGCAGGATATGGATTAGGATATTTTGAAACAGATCATGTACGAGATGCTGTAGAAGTTGAATATGATAGCTCCACTCATGATGTAAATAATGGGTTTGATTTACTAGAAATAGACGGAACTGTTAGAACAAACGCTGGAAACGATAGACGTTTTAATTTGAAAACAAGTGGAACAGATACGAATTTAACAACATCTTTTCCAATTGGTTCTCGAATTTTACTAACTGGAGTTTCTACCCATACACGTAGTTTTGCTGTAGGAAAATTATCTGCATCTGCACAAGGTGTATACACAGTTGTAGATCACGATAGCAATGATATTATTGTAGATAGGCAAGTAGCAGTACGAATGGGTGAAGGTACCAATTCTAGATTTTCTTTAAACATTAAAGGATGGTCAATGGGAGATAACGTATTGTTATTGGCTAATCCTGCCGATCATAAAATTGATGTGTATTCACGTAACTCATCTACAAATTGGCTTAACGATGCTATTACGTTACGTGCAGATGCAACAGATACAACTTCAAAAGTAAAATATTATAAAGTAGAAGATGAAATACGGTGTTGTGATACTGCAGATAAAAATGACTGTAAAATTCAATGGTATGGATGGATTCAAAGAAGGCATTTTACAGGTGCAAGTACAACAAACGATGCTAATTCTTATATGGGTTTTTACGCTAAAGACAATACATTAGCTCCTCCTACAGAAGATGATTTAACCAGTGCTTCTACAGCTTCACCAGCTAATTTTACTACATACCCTGCTAGTGCAGGTACAGGTTTTGAGTTTAATATTATTACTCATACAGATGTAGATGGAACAATTTCTGCAACAACTTATGAATTGGCTTCTACATTTATTTATGATGGCAATCAAGAATCTTTGCCGTTTAAGTACGCTAATACTCATACAATAGCAAGTGAAAATGATTTATGTGCTTTATCATTAAACGTAAGTGCAAAAGGGCCATATGATCCACGCATATCAGGAGGTAGAATTTATATACGTGAGTTAGGTACAGATTCTGAATATATTATGTTGGTAGATATTGATTTGTCTAAAGGGTGTAGAACAAAATTTTCAGATGATTATACTGATTGGCATGATGCAGGTAGTAGTCAATATAATTGCCCAACAGCAACAGCAACAGCTAATTTTGAAGTTACTGAATTTGGTTTATTGACGTATGAAATTATTAACGGATTTTCTTCTAGTATTTTTAGTAATTATATAGGAGACCAAGGGGAGTATTGGAAAGATTCTGTTGTTGCCAATAACCGAGCATTTGTTTGTGATGTAACCATAAAAGATGAAAATACAGGTAGTCAAAAATCTAATGCTACTTTAAAAAGATTTCCTGATAGAATTATGTATTCTATGCCCAATCGTTTTGACACATTTCCATATCATAATTATATTGAAGCTTCTAAAGGAGATGCAGATGTATATACAGCAATAGATTCTTATGGAGACAGATTGCTTGCATTTAAAAATCGTAGTTTAGATATTATTAATATTTCTTCACCAGATGATGCAAATTGGTTTTTAGAAGAAACAAAACAATACATGGGAGTAAGTTGGCATGAAGCAGTAAAACGTACCCAATATGGATTGTTATGGGTAAATGAACAAGGTTTGTTTTTATACAACGGTAATCAAATAATTAACCTAAAAGAAAACAAAATTGATAATGAAACTTGGATTGCTTCTGTTACATCTAACTCTGCTATATTGTACGATGAAAGATCATCTCTTGCTTATATTACAAGATCGTATGCAGGTTCTGCAAGTGGGTATACTGTTGATTTAAAAAAAGGTACTTTTGTTAAAACTACTAATTTTTTATTGGTAGCAAATTATACATCTAATTCTGTAGATACAGAAGACAATGTTTTAATTGCATATGATGCTGGTAGCAGTATTGATATATATCAATTGTATCGAACTGAAGTAGCAAACACTTGTGATTTTCAAACAAAAGATTATGATTTTGGAGATCCATCTACTTCTAAAAAAATCTATGCAGTTTATGTTACCTATAAATCGGATGCTGCAATAACTAATTTTTTTACATTAGTAGAAGACGATGGCACTTCTCATGCATTAAGCGGTACAATTGCCACTTCTTCAAGTAACTATTCTACTGTTAAGATTACACCTAGCTCTCCTGTAACTTGCAATAAAATATCGGTTAAGTTTGATTCAAGCAGTAATGCTAGAAAATTATTTATAAACGATATTGGCATTGAATACAGAATTTTAAAAAAGAGAGCTTCGTAATGGATCGTGTATCAAGATTTATTCAAAATAAAAAACAAAATAAAATACAACAAGTTACAAATCAACCTTCTGTTAATTCTATGCGTGAAGGAGAGGAAGTTTTGTACTTACATAAGAATGGTCAATTAATGCGATATAGAAAACAACAAGGTAAACTATGGAGCACACCTATGTCTACTGATGGAAACTTTCATATTGAAAAACAATTAATATCAGATTCTATTCAATCTAATGCTATACATGGTAATCAAGTATATGCTCATAACTTAATGTTTACCCAAGGAAAAAACTTAACAATAAGTAGTGGTGCAATAACTATTACTCATTCTCTTCATAAAATAGATACACAAAGCAGTGCTTCGTCAGACAATTTAGATAATATTAACAACGGTCAAGAAGGACAATTATTAATATTAAAAACAACAAATAGTTCTAGAGATGTAACCATTAGACATGACGAAGGAAACATATATACTAATGGAGAAAATGATATTGTATTAAACACAATTGAAGATACAGTAATGTTATTTTATTTTGGATCAAGTTGGTATCAAATTTTAAAATCAGATTCAGGAGCATAGAGAGGATATTATGTCATTAGGAAACTTATTATTACAACAACAAAAAGGGGAAACCCAAAGAAGAATAGAAGATAAAGCAGATAAAGAACAAAAACGAAGAGAACGTGCAGGATTGTTTTCATCGTTTGGTGGAGGTATTGGTGGAGTTTTAGGTACATTGGCAGCAGGTGCTTTAACGGCTGGTACAGGTGGTTTAGCAGGAGCTGCTTTATTAGGATTAGGAGCTACAGGTGGATCTTTATTGGGTGCTAGAGCAGGTTTAGAATTAGGAGATGGTAGACGAAAAGATGCTGTAGGTCTAGGTAAGAATGTTGATATGTTAACTGGAAAAACAAAAGAGTTTAGTCAATCTATTAAAGATAGATATAGAAGAGATATTGACAATTTTCAAAGATCATTAAATACAAACATATTGGGACAGGCAGTAAATACAGGTTTAAAAGCAGGAGCATTTGCGTTTGCGAATCCAGCTTTGC